TTGTAGTTTGCGAAATGAAATGCTACCGTTCTGCCGGTTTCTTTCTGAACCCGTCTGCATAACTGGTACAGTTCATCTACCGTTTTATCAAAATCATTTATCTTCATCGAAAAGCCCTCCAAGTAAATCATCAAATAATGTTTTTACAACTTCTTTGATTTTTTCTTTTTGAATAGTTTTAAATTCTTCTTCGTTCATCAGCCCGATTTTAACCGCTTCGTCAATCTCCTGCTTCACAGATTCCTCTGTTTCTTTGCCATCTTCCATAATGGCTTCTTTGATTCCCTTAACGATAACAGCTAAGTCAGCTATTAATTCTGCTTTACTGCCTTTGAGTGTAAGTTCTCCTGCTTTTGTATTAATCATCTTTCTTTTCCTCCGATTTTTTTAATTTCATCCGGGTAAATAACTACGAATGTTAAAACGAATATTACGATTGTTACTGCAACCGGCTGTGATGCACTGTCAAATCTCCAGAACGGCAAGTACGGTGACATACCGCCGATCAGAGCTGACAGGATTAATGCTTTTACCATTTTTATGTCCCTCCGATTTTTTTATGTGGTATACTCTCCTTATGAAAGGAGGTGCTTAATATGGATTGGAGCGCTACAGCGGCGTGGATTGCTTTGATTGTCGCGATTGCAGCGCCTGTATTTACTGCTCGATTGAACAATTACTTTCAATTCAAGATGAAAGAACTTGATTTCAAATTTTCTAAGCAAACCGAATATTACCAGTACCAAAAAGTTTGTTTTGAAAAATTTATAAAATTTGCTTCAAAGCAGATTGAATCAGATTACAAAAGTGAAAGAATTGAATTTTGCGAATGCTTTCACGAAATGCTAATCTATCTCCCATGCAATAGTTGGAATGAAGCGAAGTCACTTTATGACTCAATTGTCAATCGAAAAGCTGACGCTCGCGAAAAATTATATTCATTCACACAAATATTGGCTTCGCAACTGCGAGAATCATGGCAACAATTCCAAGTGTGATTGTGTAAGTCAGACCTGTCTTTCTTCCACCGTATTTACTGTTCCCGTGCCAGTAAGAAACGCAACTGCAAATAATCAACATTGCTGACATGGGGATGGCGTTTAAAATATTCAACTTATATCCTCCTTTTCAATCATCAACAACGCTTAAGCCTTACCTGACAGCAAATGGTTCAGTGACAAACACGCCAGATTCTTGAATAGCGACATCAATCTCAACATGGTGTTCATTCACAAACTTCAATAAAAGTGTTGGTTCTTCTTGACTTCCACTTGTGCCTGCTGATATATCGACAAGTTTAAATCCGATAATAGAATGAAAAATTTCATCATTGTCACCAGGTATGTATAATCGGCTATCAATATTTTTCATTTGTATTCCTCCTACTCAGCTAATCTTCCCTGTGCGTTACAATCTCGAATTAGCATTTTAGTATTCATGCAAGGTTCCCATTCCTTGATATATTCAACTGCTTCCTGATACCTCAGTTTTGGAATGTTATTCCGGGCATTTACATCAAAGTAAGTTTTGACATCCCGGTTGCATTCTGCAAATACTTTCTTCCCGATCTCGTCGTAAGCATTGGATTTCTTGCCGCCCAGAACCTCGATCACCACCTTGGAAACTAGATCACTGATGTACTTCTGCTGACCGTAATCAATAGTCATGGTATTCTCAAGTTTCTCGATTCGTTCTTCGTGATTCTGATTGCCAAGAGCCAGGAGCTGAATCTGTTCTGCTACGGTCATCGGTTTCTGATAAGAGCCTGTCTTCCGAATTGTAGGAAGAACTTCGCTTGTTACCCAATGTTTGAATCTCTTAGCCGAATCGAGCTTACTTCCGAATATTAATGCATATAATCCAGATTCATTGATTACTACTACATCTCTTCTCTGACCTGCAATCGCGATTTGCGATGTCAGCTTATCGTCAGTATCTATATGCTTTCCAATAGCATCAGCGGTATTTTTATATCCCAATGCTGTTGCTACATCTTTTCCAACAAACCAAGGCTCATTGTCAATTGTTACTGTTCGGATATCTCCGAACTCTTCTGAATTAAAAATTTGTAATTCGTTCATACGTCTCCTTTCTTATAAGAAGCTTCTGCTTAAATTAAATGGCTGTTTCTAAGTATGCTAAATCCCTGATTGTTTCCAAACGATTTTTGCAGTCCTTATAAATGCCCTTGTAATGCTTTCCTTGCATGATTCCTAAATCAATCTCGTGCAAAATAATGTTTTCCATCAGTGAAAGATTGTTTAACTGCGTCACTGTAGCTTCATCTCTATTGTTGATACCTGTCATTTTCTTCGCCAGTTTTGAATATGTCATATAAAGCATCTCTGCATGACTGCTTCCCTGCTCTTTTGCATATTCAACAAGTTTTTGAATCGTATCTGTTTCAGCTTTTCTGGTAAGTTTCCCTGCTTTTCTGGTTTCAATCCAAATCTGAGTCGATTTTTCACGAATGAAATTTTCCATCTGATTAAATGCTTTTATGTATTGCCATTTCCATTCATTCGCTTTCTTTCCAGTGAAGCCCATCACTAAGAATGTAAATCCATCTCTATTCATAAGATACTTTTTATTCTTCTTTCCACTTTCATCTTTGTAAAAAACTTGTTCAAAACACTGAACGCAATTTTGCGTTGAGTCATTTTTTATGAGATTTTCGATGGTTCTAATTACATCCGCGTGTCTTTTTCCAAACTTCTTTGCAACCTGCAAACTATCGCATACAGGCTCGTTGTTTTTGATGTAAACTAAATCTTCTATGGCTAACTCCTTTCTAATATATATTGTAACTTTTAAAGTTACTCTCTGGCAAAAAAAATAGCCGCCGGATCTTCAATATGAAATTCATCAATCATTGTCTGAATCTCATCACTACCGAAAACTCCTTTCTGCATCTTTCCGTAAAATGTTTTTGGCGTAATTCCAAGCATTTTAGCAACGTCTGTCTGAGACTTTCCGTTTTTTGCAAAAATTCCACGAAGTTCGTTTGTTTTTATCATGTTGTACCTCCTTTCGAAATAGTTGTAACTTTTTAAGTTACTCTCATTATAATAACATTTTGGTAACTTGTCAAGTTATTTTTTTATTGACTTGTAACTTTTTTTGAAGTATAATAAACACATAAAATAAGAAAGGAGGTTGAACATCAAAAAAATGACTATTGGAGAACGTATACGAGAAAGACGAGAAGCACTAAAGATAAATCAAACTGATTTAGCTGACAAGATTTCCGTATCGAAACAGACACTTTATAAATATGAAAACGGTATTGTAACTAACATTCCATCTAATAAGATTGAAGAAATTGCTAAGGTTTTAAATACAACGCCAGAATTTCTTATGGGATGGGAAAAGCCGAAAAATTCCGAAATGGAACTTTTGGCAGACATTGCTGGCGATCCTGAAATATTGGAAATGATAAAAAAAGTTCTTAATATGTCAGTATCACAGCGAATGAGAGTGTATGGTTTCATCGAAGGCATATGCTCAGAAAATAAAACTGGGGATTAATCTCCCCAGTTTTTTATAAATCTTTTGGCGAACACAAGCAAACGTTTTGCTAATGTTTCGTCATTTATCTTTTGTATAATTTCGATCAGTTGTTCTTTGTAACTCATACTTGTGTATTCCTTTCTTTTGGGTATAACTTTGTCAAGACACAACTTCCGAAACAACTGCTATTATAATAACATATTTTTCTTAAAGTATCAAATATTTTTCTTCTTATATAACATTTGTTTCATGCATTTAATTATGTTTGATTGACAAAATGTATTAATATATTAAACATCGCTATCTAAATTTCCCCTCTTTTACTCACGTCAGTTCCGAAAGAAAATGATCGTCCAAAAAGACCTATTGGATTTTTGCCTCCAACCGTTGAATAGATTCCTGTAATGATTGAATCATATTTGTCTGAACTCCAATCATGTCGATTAATGCGTATATAAGCGATGCCGGCGGAAGACCCGTTTTATTTGATGGGTCTTCCATTTTTGCAATAATTTTCTTTCGCTCTTCTTCGGAATATAATAAATCTTTGTTCATATGTCTTACCTCCGTAAATCGTTGTAAATATCAGCTACGATAATATAAATATAACGCAAAATCTTTTGACTTTCAATTTCATCTATCATTTTTATAATCTCTTTCTTATAATCCATAAATAACCCTCCCTGTCACAACTACCACCTACATTACAGCATATGCCCGGCCGTGAGAAATAGAACCGAACATTAGTTCGTTTTTTGCTATTATACCACCTATGTTCCCCCTTGGCAACTGCCAAATATACACATGGGCTTTCGTGTTCTCAAATACAAATTTTACGATTTCAAATATTGTTATGCTTTTATAAATGAAATATGTAGCATTGTAAACTTTTTGATCTCCATATGGGTTCTGGTGATTCTGCATACATTGAATATGGTGTACCGTGCTACTAATCTGTACATCTTTCTGACTATCCGGCACAACCTTGAACGGAATATGCAGTACGCAGAATATCTGGCAGAACGCCAATACAAGTGCTATAAATATCTTTCTTTTTCTACTCATAAAACCAATTCTTCCCTTTAGATAATGCACATAATAATAGCATATTTCACCGTGTAATGCGGATTTTGGTATAAATGGCAGGAAAAATGTAAAAAATATCATTTTCTACTATGATTTTCTCGTAAGAAGCGGTATAATATGTAAAAATTATACAAGGAGGAAACGAGTATGAAGAAATTTAAAGCATTGTTATTAGCACTGGTTTTATCATTAATCTCTGTAATCCCAGTATCTGCCGCAACTCTTTCACCAATTCAAATTGGAGTTACTGATGACGGGGATTACGTAGTCGGAAAAACTATGCAAACATATAGCTACCAGACAGTTGACAAGGATATGTATGTTGGCAGGAATGCTGAATATACATTTTATGGAAAACTGACAATTAAAGGAAATCTGTATGTTCTGGGGACGTTCAAGAATCATGGAACTGTAAATGTACATGGAGATATCATTTGTTTAAATTACTACGAAGGAAATGTGCTTGTCAAAAGGGCTTCAAACTCTTTAAGTGACGGAACCATTCAGGTTTTTGATCACGGAAGATTTTACAACTACGGAGATGCAACCTCTAAATCCGTTGTTACCGATGCAAAATACGCATGGATTGACCCGCCGCTCATATATCTTAAATGCGAACACAAAAATCGCACAAAAGCAACTTGCACTAGCTCTTCAAAATGCTTGGACTGTGGCGAAACATTGAGTCCTGCATTAGGGCACAAATGGTCTGACTGGAAGCTTATTCAAAAGGCAACTGTATTCGAACCGTCTGTAAAGCAAACAAAATGTTCCCGCTGTGGATCGAGAATAAAAGCTGAGGGAAATGATGTTTTAACTCCTACTGGAACAGCAAATTACAAAAATGTTACTCTAAAAAAAGGTAAGGCAACATCTTCAGTAAAAATCGTTGGAATGGCAAATGGAGATTATTTAGCTGATGTCGCAGTCAAAAATAAAAAGCTTATAAAAATCACAAATGTCAAGCCGAACGGAACATTTAAGATTTCCGCCTTAAAAATCACCGGAAAAACCACAATTCAAGTTAAATTAGCAAGTGGAAAAACTATAAATATAAATGTTAAAGTGCAAAATTCATCTGTTTCTACGACGAATTTAACCGTTAAGAAAGATAAAATCAGTATTTCGAAAGGAAAGGCTTATAAAATCAAAGTATCTAAAACTCCATTTACTTCGCAAAGTAATATATCATTTTCTACCTCTAATAAGAAAGTTGCTATCGTAAGTAAAAATGGAACTGTCACAGGTCTAAAGAAAGGTACTGCTTATATTACGATAAAATCAGGAAATGTAAAAAAGAAAGTAAAGGTTTCTGTAAAATAATTATTCAAAGTCAGGAAAAGGAAGGAGACGTTAATCTCCTTCCTTTTCTTTTTGCCCGTAGGCGGTTTCTATACACACATCCTCCCGATTCCGGGATTCCAGAAACCCTGTATTCATCAATTTGTCGATTTTTTTAGTTTTTATTCATTCCTCAACACTTTACACTATAAAAGTGCCGTGCTAAAATATATTTGTGATGTTGTATAGAATACTATCACAACTCACAGGAAAATTGTGTGTATTGTCAAAAGCATGGGGATTTTTGACAAAATTGAGAATCTGAAAGGAGGAATTGCGTATGAGGATAGCTATTTGTGATGATGACGAACTGGATATTGAGATTTTCAAGGAAAGAGTCGCAGGCTTTCTGAAGCGCAAAGGCGACTGGCGGTACGAAATCAAAGACTACCGCAGAGGTAACCCGTTGATTGACGATGTTAAGGACGGTATGTGGTTTGACATAATTGTCCTTGACATGATCTTAGAAAAGGAAAATGGTCTGGAAATTGCGCACCGGCTCCGGGATGCAGGATATAAGGGGAATATCATTTTCTGGACATCAGACAAGGAGCATTTCCGAGAAGCATTCGATGTTGGTGCGGTGCAATATGCCATCAAAGGCAAGGAATATGGCAGGATGTACAGCGCAATCAACGAGATTCTGTCACATATGAGGGATGAGGTTCTGACATTCAAAACGCACGGAGAATTGCATCGGTTGGAATACAGACAGATTGAATATGTTGAGAGTAAAGGCCGTTCATGCCATATATACACGACCGATAACCAGTGCTTTGTAACACTTGGAAAGCTTGATGACATCGAAGAAGAATTGTGTGATAAAAGATTTTTGCGCTGCCATCAGAGTTATTTGGTCAACATGGATCACATTCAGTCCGTGAACGAGAACTTCATTATGGAATCTGGCGATATTGTCCAGATACGTCGCCGGAACCACAACGAAATCAAGGATAAATACGAAAATTACATAGATTGATATTACAAAGACCGCCAGCGATGTGAGACTGGCGGTCTTTTCGGGGAATTGAAAACTTTTAAGAAAGAAGGATTTATTGAACATGTTTATTATATCATTCTATTCGTTATATATCAAGTACCACTTTGAATTTAGATCGCAATCAAGTCTTTCCAAGTCGCGGGTCCGCATACGCCGTCTACGGCAAGAACCTCTTTTCTGGATTCCTGGTAGGCTTTGAGAGCATAGATGGTGTTAGCATCTGCTTTCCGGGTGAGTTTCAGGGCTTTGCCGGTTTTTCCCTTAAATCCTCTGGCTCTTAAGATCTCCTGGAGTAATAATACGGATGTGTTTTTGTCCCCTGATTTTACGGTTTCTGGTGTGAACATATAACTACCTCCTGTTGTGCTTTCTGTGGAAGATGTAACGAGTGAATAGTCTGGTGTGCAGAACTTAGTCCCCGGAAGCTTGCTGTTATAGTAGCTCTTTGCGCAGACACCACCGCCATTTGCTATGATCCCGGATGCTCCGGAGGTATTTCCTTCGATGGTATAAAATTTGTCTCCGATCACGGCAGTAACAAGTCCTGTATGAGTAAATGTACCGTTATGATAAAAGATAACAATGTCTCCAATTTTTGGGTACGAATTAAGTGTAAATAATTCACTCATGGTCGGACAGTATACATAAGGCCAGTGCTTTAAAAGTTTTTTAGCCTTGTCCAAACCGAATGCTTTCATGAAACACCAGCTCACGAATGCTGCACACCAGGGCTGTCCCTGATAGGATGGTTTTATATCCCGCCAGTACTTCGTATAATTGTTTGAACCTGCATTTGCAGTCTTATCATCAAGCTGACTGTTTGATTTCTTTTCAAGATAACCAATTTCATTTTTCGCAATAAGAATCAGCTTTTCAATATTTTTGTCCACTGTTGAAACCTCCTTATAGTCTTTATAGAATACGCTTCGGTCTACAGTTCCATTGATTCCAGGAATCTTGGCCTTGGAGCTGTACTGCCAGCCGACACCGAAGTCTGGACGGAGACGTTCCTGGAGCCATCCGTCATCGTTAGCCGGATAACGTGCGATCCAGAAATCATACTTCTTCAGATAGCTACAGATCACGTTCATGTACCAGTCTACGTTGCAGTAGATGCCGAACTTATAACCCGCTGCTGTGATGATTTTTTCAAAGGCTTCTGCCATCTTATGTATGTTCTCTGCTCCTAGACTTCTCTGGTTGTTGTATTCCAGATCCAGCCATACGGGATACTGCAACTTTCTTCCGTTCAGGACAGAAACTACTTTCCTGGCTTCGCTCTGGATCTCCGCGATAGTCATAGCATAGGAATATTTGTACACTCCAACAGGAATCTTGTGTTTATTGCATCCGGTCAGGTTTGCTTCAAAATATTTATCTACTATGTTTCCTGCTTCTGTAATCCGGAGAATAGCGAAGCCCATACCATAATCAGCTACCTTTTCCCAGTCGATCTTGCCCTGCAAAGCAGAGACGTCAATTCCTTTAATCTCCAATTCTGTCAACTCCTTTCATGAAACATACTTGTGGGAATTGCAAAAATCTACGCTATTGCAATCCATGAAACAGATGGTCTGAAAACTGCACTAGATGTAGAACTGTTTGCAATTTTTATGGGAACTCAATCGTAAATTTTCTTTTTTTATCAGATGTTCTTAGAATGTACTTCTTCATAAGTTTTGCATTACTATTTTATTGAGCTAAAAAATATGCCCAATCACTCCAAGCGCCATTTCTTCTACGTCTTATTGCTATCTTGTCACTGCCGAATGAAAAAGCCAATTGTGCGGTATATATTCTATTGCCAGGGTTATGTTGTATAACACAACACCCGTTGCCATAATCAAAATTAGGAAGCCCTTTAGGATTTACCCCTGTATTTAAAATAAATGCAGATGGTGGATTATCTAAGTCAGATACGTTTTCTTTATAGATTGAAAATCTATTACTATTTAATTCATTAATAGCTCCAATCATAGTCTTGTTCGTGGTCTCTAAATCCGACAGTGTTGCTTCTTTCAGCTTCTTCGCCACCCACTTCCAAAAGCCACTGAAAAGTGTCTGCTTGTTCTCCTTTCCTGCCGCGTCGTAAAGCATCAATGTGTCATTATCCTCCGGTGTGTCTTTTTTTGTGTAATCTGTCCAAAGTCCCATAATCATATCTCCTTTTCTAATTTTTCTATCCTCTCAGTGAGGTTGTTAATAGTTTCCTGCTGATTCTGTATCAGTTTCATCATTGCCGGTATCATGGTTCTGTAATTCCAGTCCTCTACCTGCCCGTCTTCGTTGAGCATTGCGCCCTCCGGGAATGCATCGTATACATCTTCTGCGTAGAATCCCGGAAGTGGTTTTCCCTCGAATCGATCACCCGGCATCAGATATCCGCCCTTGTACTTGAACCACACAACCGGAACATCCAAAAGTTTTTCGGCTTCTTCAATACTCATGTCCCGAACGTGGTTTTTGTACCTTTTTGAGGATGACGAAACCTTTGATACGATATTACTTGCAATGCAGAGATTGTTATAATTCGCGGATGTGCTGCCGATGCCAATTAGCTTAAATTCGCCCGAACCATCTGTGAATTCTCCCACACCTCTTCGCGTATGAACCTGCATACCGTATTTGACCTGTAACGATTTCAAATCAGACGCCTGATTAAGCACAACATTACCAATTTGGATATGCCCATCTGACCGAATTTTGATTCCACCGTCAGCTGATTCGATGCAATCATCTTTAATCGTCCATCCGGCAAGACTTCCGGATTTGGAGCTGAGTTTCCCTGAGAATGTTCCCGATGCTCCGGTGATGTCTCCTTTGAACGTTCCTGACGCGGCTTCGAGTTTCCCTGAGAATGTTCCCGTGGTGAAATTAACACCTGTATTGTCAATGTGTCCAACTTCATTTCCATCGGCATCAAATATGCTGAGTTTTCCGTTCCCATTGTTTTTGCCACCGAGCATCAGTGTTCCACCTAATGCCGCATCGAAGCTGATGTACAAATGTCCATTATCGTAATACAACCCTTTCCATGCGCCATCGGCTGAAAGAATTTTTACAATCTGTTCCTGCGTCAATTCAGAAACGTCGGTTAGTACCGAAATGCTTTGCGTATCTAAAACTTCTGTATAGCCGCCGCTTCTGTA